GGCGCAGATCAAAGAGATCATTAGGTGCGGTAAGGATCCTGTATACTTCATCAATAAGTACATCAAGATTCAGCATCCAACGAAGGGTCTGATACCGTTTCAGACATACCCATTCCAGGATGACTGCATTAATGACTTCATAAAGCATCGATTCAATATCATCCTTAAGTCTAGGCAGCTAGGCATCTCCACAGTTGCAGCTGCCTATGCTGTCTGGCTCGCAGCCTTCTACAAGGATAAGAACGTCCTGATTATTGCGACTCGTCTCGCAGTTGCACAGAACTTCATCAAGAAGGTGAAGGTAGCACTGAGATCTATGCCGAAGTGGCTTCTGATCCCAGAGATGAATATTGATAACCGACAGGCAGTCGAGCTCAGCAATGGATCGTCCATCAAGGCGATTCCTACATCCGAGGACGCAGGACGCTCTGAAGCACTCTCGCTGCTCATCGTGGATGAGGCTGCTTTCGTCAGGAACTTTGACACCCTTTGGACCTCACTTTACCCCACCATATCAACTGGCGGCCGCGCCATCATCCTCTCCACACCAAACGGTATAGGTGGTCAGTACTACGACCTCTGGGTGAAAGCTGAGGACAAGAAGAACGAGTTTAATCCCATTAAGCTTCCGTGGGATGTGCATCCTGATCATGATCAGGCATGGTTTGAGAAGGAGTGTAAGAACTTTACTGATAAGCAGATAGCACAGGAGCTTCTGTGCGACTTCTCATCATCAGGAAACACTTATTTTAGTAATGAGGAAATCCAAAATCTCAGTTTCTCGATAAGAAGTCCAATTGAGCGCTGGGGACCAGAGATGGGTGTCTGGGTGTGGAAGTACTCCCTCACGGCACACAATTATATTATTGCTGCTGATGTCGCTCGAGGAGACTCTGCAGACTACTCTGCATTCCACGTTATTGATACAGATGAGTCTGAAGTGGTTGCAGAGTTTAAGGGAAAGGTGCCTCCTGATCAATTTGCTGTTCTCCTCTCTGAGGCCGGGAAGCGATACAATAACGCTGTGATCTGTCCGGAGAATAACACTTACGGCTACGCTGTCAATATGAAGCTGCGCGACCTCGGGTACAAGAACCTCTACTTTAAGAACGAGCGTGATAAGTTTAATGCTATGTACAGCACAGGTGAGGCAGACATTGCCAGAGCAGGATTTACCACCTCAGGACAAAGTCGAGCCCAGATCCTGACAAAGCTCGAGGAGGTAATACGCAATAAGAGCATCAAGATCTACTCATCGCGTCTATATCAGGAGCTAAAGACCTTCATCTGGACAGGATCCAAGGCACAGGCACAGAAGGGTAAGACAGACGATCTAGTTATGTCGCTAGCAATTGGAGTGTGGCTCTATGATGCCTCACCCACTCACAATAATACTTCACGTGACCTGAATCGGGCAATGCTAGCAGGATTTGCAGTCAATACCACACAAAAGGACGATATTATTAGTCCATGGGCCGGGAAAGCGCATAATCCATTCAAGCCCTTCCTTGCAAATGACATGCTCCTGACATCTGGAAGTGGGCATCCCTACGGCGATATGACATGGCTGATCAGATAGTTTATGGCTGTTTTTGTCTGTCTACAATAGGGTTTGATATTTAAGGCTCAACAATGGCAGACAATCCAAACAGAAACTTATTCGGTCGGCTAACAAAACTCTTTAGATCTGGTCCCATCATTCGCCGTCGTGTGAAGGGCATGGGTCAGAAGACGGGATCCGTCTCCACTGCGCTAGAGGTGTTCAAGGCCGCTCACAGTGATGTCTACAATAGCACTCTATCTGCCTACGGTGCATTCGATAGAATGTCCAGGTATTCAGATTTTAGCGAAATGGAGGCAACACCTGAGATTGCCAGCGCACTTGACATATACGCTGAGGAGACTGTCTCGCCCGGATCAGATGGCAAGGTGCTACACATTTACTCAGACAATAGAAAGATCCAGGACCTTCTGGAGAATCTATTCTACGACACTCTGAATATTGAGTTCAACCTCGTTATGTGGGTCAGGAATCTCGTCAAGTACGGTGACTTCTTCCTTTTTAATGACATCTCACCAGAGTATGGTGTGATCAATGTTATTCCTATCTCTATCTCAGAGATTGAGCGCGAGGAGGGATTCGACCCCAAGGATCCAATGGCGGTGAGATACCGCTGGATCACTCAGGGCAACCAGATGTTGGAGAACTGGCAGATATCACATTTTAGGCTGCTCGGCAACGATGCATTCCTTCCATATGGATCATCAGTCCTCGAGGCAGCAAGGAGGATCTGGAGGCAGCTCATCCTAATTGAGGATGCAATGTTGGTCTACCGTGTCATCCGCGCTCCGGAGCGCCGTGTGTTCTATATTGATGTGGGCAACGTCCCGCCAGAGGAGGTTGCGAACTATCTGGAGCAGGCGCAGACCTCGCTTAAGAGAAATCCAATAGTAGATAAATCCACAGGAAAGATGGATCTGCGATACAATCCGATGGCCGTGGATCAGGACTATTTCCTTCCAGTTCGAGGCGGTGAGACAGGCACAAAGATCGACACTCTTGCTGGCGGACAGAACACTGCTGCTATTGAGGACGTTCAATACATTCAGAAGAAGCTCTTTGCCGCGCTCAAGATACCCAAGGCTTACCTCGGATACGATGAGGAGGTGGGTGCAAAGGCAACTCTCGCTCAGGAAGACATACGTTTCTCTAGATCTATCGCAAGAATACAGAAGACCGTCCTATCAGAGCTCAATAAGCTCGCTATGATCCACCTCTACTCACACGGTTATGAGGGTGAAGATCTCATGGACTTCACTCTAAAGCTCTCAAACCCGAGCTCAATTGCAGTTCAGCAGAAGCTCGAGCTTATCAAGACCAAATTTGAGATTGCAGGAACTGCGCCCGAGGGTCTTGTGAGTCGTCGTTGGATACGAAAGAACATTCTTGAGCTGACTGATCAGGAAATTGAGGATCTCAAGGAAGAGAAGTCTGATGACAAACTCGAGGATGCAGCTGTTGAGGCAGCAGGCTCTGAGGACTCAGGAGGCGGTGAATCCGGCGGAGAGACCGGCGGTGAGGAAGCAGGCGGTGAGGAAGAAGCGGGCGGTCTCTTTAGCGGTGATGAGCCAAAGGGCAGCCTTCTAACTGCCACACCAAGCAGAAAAATATCAGATAGCAGAGAAGATGAAAACTACGATGAAGAAGATGAAGAGCAGGACATTTCTTCAAAGTTGTCTATCGATGATCCAGATGCACCTCTAAAAGCCCTGTCTAGAATCGAGAAGAGCACACAGTCTCTCAATATGTTCGGAGAGCCAATTCCAAGATCAAGAAAAGTGTCCGATGGTCCTGGCACCACTCATATGCCTAATTTTGCAAAGATGACAGGCCTAGGAACAACTCAGGGGTCACTAAAGAATCCGTATGATAAGAGTTGGATGCTTGGTATGGGCGAGGTGACATCAAAGTCAAGCTCTCCTAGCGCTAGATTAAATCATCGCAGTAAGATGACACATGATGTCAAAAATACACTGGATAAATACAACACCTCTGTAAGAAGCGCTAAACCGTCAATACTTAAGGAAGAGAATGTCGCTGAGGGCTCAGCTGACCAGAAGCTTGAAATAGACCTAGAAAGCCTTGGGAGAGAAACATCAGATGAGTAAAGGACACAATAAGAAGCGCAATGTAGGCATTGTCTATGAGCAGCTTGTTCACACTGCATCAAAATTCCTTGTAGAAGGGAATAAGATGGAGTCGAATAGAGCAATCCGAATCATTAAGAAGTACTTTACTCCTGGTACTGAGCTGTATAAGGAGTTTAGACTTTTCAATGCACTTGCACAGACATCTGTGAGATCTGATGCACTCGCGTCAAGAATTCTAGAGGACACAAAGCAGGCAGCATCGATGTACGATGTGAGTCGTCTTCAAAGAGAGAAATCGAGCCTCATTAGCGAGATCAACCGCACATTTGGCAAGGATGAGTTCTACAATACGCCTGTCAAGAACTATAAGCTGTATGCCACAATTCACACACTAATGGAGGAGTGGAGAAGCAGCTATCCGGATGTCATGCGCCGAGCCCAGTACGAGTCTCGTTTACATGAGTGGCTTATGTCTGAGAAGCAGAGCGTAATGGTCGAGCAGCTCAAGACTCCCGAGGTCAATGATCTCACACTAAGAATAATGCGCGGTTCCTTCAATAAAAAGTTTGGTGAGAGCCTTAATGAGCGGCAGAAGGATCTTATAAAGTTGCTAGTGTTTGAACCCAATAAGGGTAGCGTCTCTAGTCGGTTAGCTGAGCAGAAGTCATCAGCGATAAATGCCCTGCAGAAGTATGGCGTGCAGTGTGACAGTAAACACGTGTCTTCTAAGATTCCACAAGCAATTGAGCTCCTCGAGAGCCTAGATCCACTAGACACATCTGACAAGAATATTGCTAAGTTTCTAACAGTTGCACAGCTCTGCGATGAGCTAATGGAGAACAAAAATGTCTGACAGCATGAAGCTTCTCACCGAGTGGCGACCCTTTGAGTACACTAAGGAGATGATCGAGGAGTCTAAGCGATCAAATGGCGGCAAGATCGTTCTTCGAGGCATCCTGCAGAAGGCTAATACGCTTAATCAGAATGGACGCATCTATCCGCTTCCTATCCTCGAGCGTGAGGTTCGAAACTATCAGAAGTTTATCAAGGAGAATCGTGCGCTAGGTGAGTGTGTCGATCCTGAAACAAAAATACTTACAAAAAATGGCTGGAAAGACTTCGAGAGTCTTACAAGTGATGATAGAGTTTTTACATTAAATGTAGAAACTAATGAGCTTTGTGAGCAAGAAATACTTCACATAACTCGTAAGCATTATGTAGGAAAAATGCTACACTTTAAAAATGCAGCATCATTAGATATGATGTTGACGCCAGATCACAAAGTACTTATTTTCGATAGGCATAACAACCCTGTATATATGACAGCGCAGTCTGTCTATGAATTGTACAAGGAAGAATCTAGTTGGCTATCGCACTCAGGACTTAAATTTTCTTCTGCGTGGAAGGGGAAGTCTCCTGAAGTTTATACAGTGCCTGGAACTAATTTAACAATGCCTTCTGATGTTTGGGCTGCATTTCTTGGAATATACTTGGCTGAAGGTTGTGCCGACGGAGTTAAGAGAGGGTACAAAACAAGCAATAGCATTCAGATAACTCAAAAAAAGTCTCATGTAGTTGAAATGATAAGAGATCTCTTGTCACAAATGCCCATAGAGTGGAACGAACGCGCACGAGCTGATGGAGAAACAATTGATTTTACATGTTCTCACGAAGGACTTCATAGCTTCTTATTTAGCTTAGGCGCTAGCAATAAAAAGAAGATACCAAGTGATGTAAAGTCATGGTCTGCTGAGACACTGCAGACTCTTTTGACATGGCTTTTGCTAGGTGATGGTAGAAATAGAGTAGTAAGGGGTCGTCTTGTTCGTGAGCTATACACAACTTCTGAGACTCTCGCAAACGATGTGTGCGAACTATTTCTTAAATTAGGTGTAGGATCTAATGCACGCTCATATGTGCAGAAGGATAGAGAAATAGAACCTGGTAGAACAATTCTATCAGAAAATTCTAAGCCTATGTGGATTGTGTCTGAAAATTATTCTGCTAACATTGGTCTAGACTTAAGATTTATGCAAGTAGATGAAGTCGATTACAGTGGAATGGTTTATTGCGTTACAACTCCAAATGGAAATTGGATGGCTAAGAGAAATGGCAAGATGTTCTGGACAGGAAATTGCGATCATCCAGATAGCTCTGTTGTTGAGCTAAAGAATGCTTCCCATATTGTTCGGGAGGCTCACCTCGAAGGTGATATCTGCTACGGAACAGTTGAGCTCCTTGAGACGCCTAGTGGCAAGATCCTCCAGAGCCTCGTCGAGTCAGGTGTCACACTGGGCATCTCCTCTCGCGGCGTGGGATCAACCCAGCGTGAGCGTGATTATGATGTCGTGCAGGATGACTTTCAGCTCATATGCTGGGACTTCGTCTCTGAGCCCTCTACACCCGGTGCTTTTATGATGAAGGAGGGACGCGATGTTAATCGACGCGACCTCAACAGACAGTTCAACAAGAGTGATCGTGTTGATAGAATTCTAAATGACATCATAACGTGGAAGAAGTGAGGTTTTAATGTCACAGTTGACAAGAGGGCAGCTTAAGAGCCTAATCAAGGAATGTCTCGTAGAGATCCTCTCTGAGGGTCTCGCAGCAGGTAGTGATAAGCATCTCATCACACCTGAGGGTCTTCGTGAGTCACGTCGTCCAACCCAGAGTGCTCCTAGAATTCCACCTCGGTCCAATAGTCCAGCCCTCAATTCTGTTGTCTTTGGTCAAAAGACGCCTAAGGCACCCACGGTGCCCTCCAAATCACATCCTTCCCAACGCAACCCTGACTCTATTTTCAAAAGCCAGATAAGCACAATCACTGCGGATCCTGTGATGTCCCAGATTTTTGCAGACACAGCTTCATCCACGCTCCAGGAGCAGATTCAGGCTGATAGTGGACACGGGAGACCCGACTTAATGTCTGAGTCTGTTGCAGATCCGCTATCTGATGACTTTCTTTCTGCTAGCGCAAGAAATTGGGCATCTCTAGCATTCTCTGAGACACCCAAGACGAGATGATTTTAGACTTGATGCATACCTATTAACAGTTTCCCAACAGGAGAATAACAATGTCAAGAACGATGAAGCTTACACCCGCACTCCTCCGCAAGATTGTCCTAGAGGAGAAGGCAAGAATGATGAGAGAGGCCGCCGGCGTCGATCCAATCGCGTCAGGAAAGGCCCACCCATCCGACATCAAGCCTTCCGAGGTCGATGCGGATGGCTATGCCGAGACACTTGAGAAGGATATTGACCACATCAAGGTCCTCAAGATCAAGGAAGCACGTCTCGCCCGCCAGCTGCGTAAGATCCAGGAGACGAAGCGTCTCCTCCGCGCACGTGTAAATAGAAACATTGGCTGATACAGACTCGCCTGTATCACTAGGAGAGAATAATGCCCTCAGCTAGACAGAGAACAGTCAATATTGACGTGACAGCAGCATCGCTGGGAGACATTCACGGTCTGAGCACTTCAGACTCTACGCGTCTTAAGGCAATGTTTCCTGCAAGCCCCATTCACAGTGGCATTGTCACTGTTGATGAGCGTAAGCGCACATACATGGATCAGTCCCTAAGCGCAGTTGTGAATGACGGAGGGCACACGTTCGGAACTGTTAGCACTGACTATGTCAGGGCACCTGATCTCAATCGGGAAGTGGACACTAATGCCCTAAATCTTCCAAGTCCATACGTTCCAAATCCGACCTCCCCGGGACCCGGATCACAGAACGCTGCCGATAAGCCCGCTGCTCCTGAGGGTTTTGGGCAGACGCCATCTGAGACATATGGATCTGGCGTGGGATCGAGACTCACACCAAAGGCAGCCTCAGAGAGAACAGCACGTCAGACGCTGGGCAGTTACATTATGGGCAAGTCCAGCTCTGACTCAGAGGCGTGATCTAAAATTATCACATAATGGCTGAATTCAACAAAGCGTTCTCGGGTAAGTTCAGCCACGCACACGATACGAGGAGTGATCTCGGCTACGGCAGGGTCTCTCCTCGTTTTCATGTCTCTAGACAGCGAGGCGGTGTCTTCCCCTATGTCGATCCTAGCAAGTCATACGACGACATGGATGACGTTGTGATAGATGACGATTCTATTGATGCAATCAATAACAAGATTACAACGCTTGGCGCGACAACAATGGATCCTTTTGCTGTAAATAAGACGAATCCATTCTACTTTGGTGCGGGAAACCTAAAGTTGTCTGACTGCTTTGAGCGTCCTGACGATGTACTCCTTGAGATGGAGGTCGTCGCAAGCTCAATGTATCCCATGCCACACATGTACAAAGGAAAGAAAGTGATGTTCAATGCTCCGATCGGAGGCGTCTCCGGACACTCTCAGACAGTCACAAGCGCGCACCCCCTACGAACTGGTACCACCATGGGCTGGTCTCATGCTCCTGTAACAGATGTGGGAGTCGATGAGGAATTTAATGAGGAGGATGCAATTCTTTCGCTTGAGGACCTTGTTTCTGTGGCATCACGAACGGAGGGAAAATGACTCGTCCTGCAAATGTTCAAGTGGACTTTGATGGCTCCACCAGGAGCGTTGATCAGCTCATACGTAAGTTTATAAGAAAGTGCAAGGATGAGGGAATCATTCAGGAGCACCTCGACCAATTTGTTCATGAGACAAAGGGACAAAAGAATAGAAGAAAACGTCGCGAGGCCCGGCGTCGGCACCAAAAGAGACAATTAACTCGTAAGAGTGATTAGAGTGTTAGTCACGTAATAAATCACAATAACACCCATACTTAACTTCAAACTATCCCTGCGGAGAATGTAATGAGTCAAACACTTTATGAGGAAGCTATTGCAGAGGCACGTCGTCTCACTGAGATGGCTGAGCAGAATGCCAAAAACAAGATCATCGATGCAGTGACGCCGCAGATCAAGCGTCTCATCGAGCAGGAGCTCATGGGTGATCCAGAGGAGCTTGAAGATGAGACTGATGCGGGAGAGTCTGAGGAAGGTGAAGAGACCATTGATCTGGATGCAATGCTTGCCGGCGGCGCCGGCGAGTCTGATGATGCTGATGAGCAGCTTGATAATCCACCAGACACATCAGATGCAGCATCAAAAGCATCTGCAGTGCCTGCCAGCACTTCTACCATGTCTCTGCCATCCGGCGCAAAGGGTCCCTCCTCACTCAAGATCTCAGACGGCGAGGTCGAGCTCAAGATGGGAAATGTGAAGATCGAGATTGAGCACGAGGAAGAGGAGGAGTTGGAGGAATCCGCATCACGCTCTCTCACTCACCTACTTTCAACATCTCCCGCTGCCAGACGCCGCCTTCGTGATCGTCTTGTTGTGCTAGAGAAGAAGATTCGCACTCTCAAGAGGGCAATGCACGAAGCGCGCTCAACAGGGACAGTTACTCAGAAGCGTCGTCTGGCCAATATTTTTGAAGCTCTCGCTAGAGAGGCAGTAACTCTCAGAAAACAGGCAATACTTACAGAAAGAAGCACGGGAGGCCGAACTCTCGAGACCAACCTGGTGAATTCCATAATTAAGGAGATGAAGAAGATGTCACGGAGATCAGATAAGAATGTTTTCGACTTCCTGTTCGAGGCGGAGGACGAGAAGAAGGATTCAGAAGAGACTTCTGATGACGCCGAGCTCGACCTCGAAGCCGGCGATTCAGAGGACACC